AGAGTGCATCATCCAACTGACAGACGGATACATCGGCAACTGGGGCGACGAGTGGGAAGCACCAATCCTGTGGGTCATCACCGAGAGCAACTACAACAGCAACAAGATTGTCTCGCCTGTCGGCAAGACTGTTCACATCAAGGGGTAAGCAGATGACTAAAGCAATCATACGTTACGGTTACGACAGCTATGTGGTGGAGGCAGAGGATGCACTGCGCATACATGAAATCCTAGCCAAGGCTGAACATTACCATAGGAAATACCGCTCAACAGAGGAGGGTGGCACTTCTTATTATGTCTGGGAGCAGGACATGAACAGTGACATGCGCGACATTACGCTGATGCCCGATGGCCTCTACCGCATGGCCAAGTTGGCTGGCAAACCCGAAGATAAATAAAAACACGAGTCAGTAGGTCACACCTAACTAAGTTACACCTATTCAAGAAGGAGCAAGCATATGAGTATTAGTTCTTCATCGGTTCTTGTCGAACTGAACATCTCCGTCTGGACGGCTAACAAGCTGGACAAGGACGCGACCAACAAACTGACTGCTGACAATAGAGCAGACGCAAACGCAGCGCAGGTGCGCAAGAACCTGATGGCTGGCACTTCGTTACGGAAGGACATAGCGGACTTTGCTGCTGGCTGTCGTATGTGGCACAACACACGAACGCTACCTTGGTCTGACCGTGGCCCTCGCCTGTTACCCACAAGTCTGTTTCTCGACTACAAGGCAGAAGCCAACACGCGGCGCGATGCGTTCATGCAGATGAAGGACAAGTTTCGCATGGAATATCCGAGGCTGCTGGCCACACGGATACTATCAATGGGCGACCTACATAACCCTGATGACTACCCGCATGTTGACGAGGTGATGGGCAAGTTTGACTTCCGCCTTGTGTTCTCTCCCGTTCCAGAGTCGGGCGACTTCCGCTTAGACATACCAAAGCAGGACATGGACGAGATACGTAAGGAATACGATACTAACTTTGTTACACGTATCGAGGAAGCCATGCGGTCCCCATGGGAGAAGCTGCACACTATGTTGTCTGGCATGAGCGCCAAGCTGACCGATAGCGATGACGAGACTAAGAAGCGGTGGCACGACACGTTCATTACCAATGCGCAAGACATGTGCGGGATGCTGACCCACCTAAACATTACGGGTGACCCCAAGCTGGAAGCTGCGCGGCGGCAACTGGAACAGGCGCTAATCAACGTCGATATTGACGACATCAAAGAGGAAGTGGGTGTTCGCGTAGACCTAAAGCAAAAGGTCGATGACATCCTCAAGGGTTATGACTGGTAAAGGAAGACTAACATGACAATGAATTACGACGGCTACACATATACCGAACTCGATGGATACAAGAACGTATACAGGCGGGAATACAAGGCACAGAACAACCCGTATCAAGGGCCAGCGGTGCTTGCACCTAAGCTTGCACCCTTTGTGGATGCGATACTGGCACAGCGCCCCAAGTGGAAGTTTGTGGCTAGGCAGCGGGCGGGGACGGTTCTCCAAGACGACGGAACCAACACCCCTGCGTTTGGCACTCTTCAGGTCTACACAGAGAATGACGAGATACTGGGAGAACTTGATACCACCTACACCTACCGTGGTGGCGAGAGCCAGCTTACTTACACCTACGACAACGAGAGGCTGAGTGACAAGAGGCAGCGTGGGTCTTGGTCGAAGAGCACAAAGCTGGATAAGGCAGTCAAGGATGTGCTCAAGAACTTCCGCCCGAAGAACACTAACGAAATTGTGCGGGAGCGTATGAGCCTTGCGGGTAGCGTGGTAGGGCAAACAGCGGCTGAAGCGCAAAAGAAGTTTATGAACCCATACTCCAAGCTAAACCAGCAGATGACTAACTTTGTTATGTATAACTGGGCTACGCTATCTCCGATGTTCACGAAGGCGGGTCTTGAGTTTGACCCCGAACTTCCAGAACTATACGCGGCTGCTATGAAGGCCAAGGAGATGAAGGAGTCGTTCGCTCCCGATGGCGGCGTAACCATAATAGTGCGACCTAGTGATTATCTTGTAGTGCGAAACACTGGCGTAGACGATAAATACGATGTACAGATTAAAGCACCAGAGGAACTGCCAGCCGAGGTGCGCCGCAAGCTGGGTATACTCAAGCTGACGGAACTTAGGCAGTACGTCCCCGACATGGGCGTGCATTGCGCGAAAAATACATACTTTATTACTGGGAAGGACATGATGTGATTGAAGAAACTAAACGATACCGAGGGCAGCGTGGGTTGGGCAAGCGCCCCGCCATGAGCCTTGCAAACCTGCGGCTGCGGACGGACATCCTCGACTACTATAAGACGTTCCCAAGCTACACGGCTAAGATGCGTGAAGTCCTAACGGAGTATGCAGAAGCCGAATCGGCGGACTACAAATAGACTAGTAACTCCTAACTAGGTTAGAACTGACCGCCCTTGTGGCGGTCTTTTTTTGTCTTTTTTATTTTTCATGTTTGACAATGTATAAGCATGATGTAAGGTGGCCTCCCTAACAAGGAGCAACCAGATGAAATACCCAGAACTTATCAACGTCACAGTCGTGCCCACGGCAGGGTATAAAGCGATTTTCCTTAGCCCCTATGACAAAGAGGATATACCAGAAATGGTATCAGACTTGTGGATAGACCACATCATCGGATGGCGGGTTTCCACATATCAACGCGACAACGGCGATATTTATTCGACCACGGACGCAATCACTGTAGATGGTTCGTCTCACCAAGACTACGCTGTTATGGCCCCAGACGGAACCGTTGCGGACTCGTTCCATAGCGCTCATGCTAACTTAGAAGAATACCTAGCCCATAACAGGAAATACCAAGCGGAACTGAAAGCCCTGCACGTAGAAATAACTGGAATTACCAGTGGCTAAAACCCCCGAAAAAGTGGTCAAGGACAAGGTCGTGTCCATCCTCAAGTCAGAGGATGTGTATTACTTCTTTCCCGCAACGCACGGCTACGGACGCAGTGGCGTTCCAGATATCATAGCATGTGTAAACGGACACTTCTTTGCCATTGAGTGCAAGGCAGGTGGTGGCAAGCTGACCGCCCTCCAAACCCGCGAGATTGAACACATCCGCCGTTGCGGTGGCGTGGCTGTCGTGGCGAACGAAGACAACTGGGACATGGTGCGCGACATCGTGCGCAAGCTTAAGAATACTGTCATAGGAGAGGCGGCGTGATTAAAGAACGCATCGAAGCGCTACGCAAACGCGAAGCCGTGTGCTGGGATATGTCGGAGGTGTTCCTTCACGCGAAGGACGCACATGGTCTACATGACATGGGTGTAGAAATCCAAGGCATCCAGTGGGCCATCCGCGAACTGGAACTTCTGCTATGCAGATAATCACAATCGACTTCGAGACCTACTATGACCGAGCGTTCAGCCTGTCCAAGCTGACGACCGAGGAATATATCCGTGATGAGCGCTTTGAGACTATCGGCGTAGCTGTAAAGGTTGACGAAGGCGAGGCCCAATGGTTCAGCGGCCCGAAGGCCGCGACCAAGATGTTCCTTAGCCAATTCCCATGGGACGATGCTGTGGCTGTGGCGCATAACGCTGTGTTCGACATGGCTATCCTTAACTGGCAGTTCGACATCCGCCCCAAGCGCATTGCTGATACGTTGTCTATGGCAAGAGCCAAGCATGGAACGGAAGTGGGTGGTAGCCTCAAGGCGCTGGCCGAATACTATCAGTTGGGAGCGAAAGGCACTGAAGTTCTTAACGCACTGGGCAAACAGCGATTGGATTTCAACGCCAAAGACTTAGCCAGATACGGAGAATACTGCCGTAACGATGCAGACCTCACCCATAGTTTATTCAAGTGCCTTGCTGATGGCTTCCCCCTCGTAGAGTTGCAGCTTATCGACCTGACCATCCGTATGTTTACCGAGCCAGTACTGACACTAGATAAGCAAATCCTGACAGAACACTTGGTCAAGGTGCAGGATGTCAAGGAGGCACTGCTTGGTAGGGCACTGGTAGACAAGGCGGACATCATGTCCAACCCTAAGCTGGCCGACCTGCTGCGCAAGTGCGGTGTCGAGCCACCAACGAAGATTAGCCCAAAGACAGGCAAGGAGGCGTTCGCCTTCGCTAAGAACGACGAAGCATTCAAGGCGCTGCTGGAGCATGAGAACCCAGTAGTCCAAGCGATTGTGGCTGCGCGGTTAGGTGTAAAGTCTACCCTTGAGGAAACCCGAACCGAGCGATTCATCAAGATTGCGGAGCGCGGCACGTTACCTGTGCCCCTACGTTACTACGCTGCACATACTGGGCGATGGGGAGGGGACGACAAGGTTAACCTTCAGAACCTACCTCGCAAGTCACCATTGAAGAAGGCGATGCTGGCACCGGAGGGGCATAACTTTATCGACTGTGATAGCAGCCAGATTGAAGCACGGACCTTGGCGTGGCTGGCAGGGCAGAACGACCTCGTAGACGCATTTGACCGAGGCGAAGATGTGTACAAGATTATGGCATCCTCTATCTACGGTGTGCCTATTGACGAGGTGACGGACGGCCAGCGCTTCGTGGGTAAGACAACCATCTTGGGCTGCGGCTACGGTATGGGGGCTGACAAATTCAAGGCGCAGCTAAAGACGTTCGGTGTCGATATGGAACTGGCCGAGTGCAAACGTATTATTAGCGTATACCGAGAGACCTATTCCATGATCCCAAAACTGTGGCGTGAGGCTGGTGACGCTCTGGACGCTATGGCGAATAATCAAACTGCACCACTAGGGTTATCCGGTGTGCTGACGGTGTGCGGTGCAGATGGTATCAAGCTGCCCAACGGGCTGAGCCTCAAGTATCCCGACCTCCGCTGGGTGTATGGCGATAACGGTAAGCCCGAGATGGTTTACAACCAGAGGAAGGGTAAGGCTATCCTACCCACCCGCATCTACGGCGGAAAGCTAATCGAGAACGTGTGCCAAGCCTTGGCCCGTATCATAATCGGTGAGCAGATGCTAATGATTGCACGTAGCTACCGTGTGGTGATGACCGTGCACGACGCGATAGGGGTGGTTGCCCCTACTGAGAAAGCCGCAAAGGCGCGGCAATTTGTAGAGCAGTGTATGCGTATGCGTCCCAAGTGGGCGACAGCACTGCCGTTAAACTGTGAAAGCAAAGAAGGAGCAAGTTATGGCGGGTGATTTAGATTTACTGGAGGACCTCGTAGGGGTGTCCCCACTACCTATGATGGGGCGTAAGAAACTGCATAAGTTGAAGAAGTATAGATTTGAATGTAAAAATAAACACCCTTTGCGGGGAGAAAACCTTATAATCCGCAAAAGCGGAACTCGTACAACTAAGATATGCAAGACCTGTCTCGATGTATCGAGGGCTAAGTGGAAGGCGAACAATCCTGACTACAAGACACCGCAGCGCCTTGCCAAACAAACGAGGCCAGAGCGCATAAAAGAACTTGAGGCTGCTCTGCTAGACGTACTGACTTATATGAGTCCTAGTACGCTCAAGGAGCGCTATGAGAAGATTGCACGGGGAGTGAAGTGATGGGCGAACCACATGACGTAGTGAAGCTACTACTTGCACGGATGGAGAGCCACCCCGAAGAGTTTCGGGGTCGAGCAGAAGCGTATTATGAGCGCTGGGTTAACCACATAGACGAGATACGCGAGCATGGAAACGAAACGGACAAAGCTTTAATCGTTGCAAAGCTACGGGATATTCGGATGACTGAAACTCACGAGCGAGTGATGGATGAACTGCTCAACGGCCCCGACAGACGTCGTAAGCAAGAAGAAGAAGCCGAGTACGAGCGTCACCTTGTACACGCAGCAAGCCATTCGCGGCAGCAACAGCTAACTTTTGGCACGCCTTATACCGACATGAACCCAACAGGTAACTTAGGAGCAAGAAAATGACCGAGTATCAATTTACAAAAGACTGGTTCAACTGGGCACCAGAAGTATGGAACCAACTCACCCCTATGCTGTCAGGTGAAGCAGGTAAGCGTAACTTCCTTGAGATAGGCTCGTTTGAAGGACGCAGCAGCATCTGGATTGCAGAGAACATGATGCAGGACGGTGACCGCCTTAACTGTATCGACACATGGATGGGTGGCGAGGAACACGGCGAAGAGAACATGAATGAAGTGGAAGAGCGGTTTCGCGCTAACTTGATTGTCGCTGCGAAAAAGTTCCCAGAGCGCGTTATCGTCCAGCAAAAGGGTACTTCTACTCTCGCACTGGCACACAAGATTAGGCACGGTAGCTTCTACGACTTCATCTACATCGACGGAAGCCACAAGGCACCTGATGTGCTGACCGATGCGTGTATGGCTTGGCCGTTGCTCAAGCGTGAAGGTCTGATGGTGTTCGACGACTATATGTGGGGCAACCCCCGCGATGCGCTGCACCGCCCTAAGATTGCAATCGACGCTTTCACTAACATCTTCGGTGAGACAGCAGAGATTGTCCACGTTGGTTACCAACTAGTAGTACGCAAGAAAGGATAAGAACATGGATTGGATTACGACTGTAGCAGTATTTGTATTGGTGTTCGTTAGCTATGCGATTGGGCGGCTTAGTAGTGACGCTACCCCCATCAAGCGTGAGAACGAGCGGCTCAACGCAGAACTAAAAAAGCTGACTGACCGTGACGAGCGTGGCCGTTTCAAAGGCGGTAAGTAGTGCCCAAACGAGTATGGACGCCTGAGAGGGACGCAGAGTTGTTGGAGTATTACAAGTACGGCCTAAGGCCAGCGTACATGGCGGAACAGATGGGGCTTACGATTGCTTCAGTCGAGGGCCGTTACGGGAAGCTGAAAAGAATACAAAAAGCTAAGGAAGCAGAGAGCAATGACTGAAGAGAAACGACCTAAGATTATGATCGCTACACCTATGTATGGCGGGATGTGTACTGGTATGTATGTGATGGGTTTGCTCAACACTATGGCCGTGATGCGCGAACTGGGTGTCGAGGTGCGTTGGGCACATATGACGAACGAGAGTTTAATCACCCGGGCACGTAACGAGCTTGCTCGTGCTTTCTTAGCCACAGACTGTGACTACCTAATGTTCATCGACGCTGACATTGGTTTCGACGGACAGGCTATCGCTCACCTGTTGGCCGTGGACGATGATATCGTATGCGGTATCTACCCCAAGAAGGAAGTGAACTGGGACAGCGTCAAACGTGCGGCGGCTGCGGGTAAGGAAGATTTACAGGATCACGCAGGTGCCTTTGTGTTTAACATGGTAGGTGAAGCGCATGTCGAAACCGACGAGCGCGGTACAATCGAAGTGCGGCATGGTGGCACAGGCTTCATGCTTATTAGGCGGGGGGTGTTCGACCACCTTGCGCCACACGTACCAACCTACCGAACATCATCGTTCATTAAACCGGACGGTGAGTATGAGAAGCCACTGACGCACGAGTTTTTTGCTACAAGCATCGACGAGACAGGTGCACTGCTGTCAGAGGACTACCACTTTTGCGAACTGTTTCGCAAACACGGAGGGAAGATATACGCCCATCCCTTCGTGAAATTGGACCACGTTGGGACCTACGTCTACAACGGGGACATTTTGAAATCGGGCGGAAACCTAAAGTAAGGAGCGAATGAAATGACGAAACAAAACAAAGCAGCATTAGTTACATCTATGTTGGAGCGAGGCTATCCCGTTAAAACTATTAAGCGGCTTGCTAAGACTAGTGAAAGCTACATATACTTAGTTAAGAAGAAGCTGGCGGAAGCAGCGGGAGAAGTCGTAACAGCGGTTAAAGAAGCCGTGAACGAAGCCATAAACGAAGAAGTGATTAAGGCGGAGACTAAGAAGGAAGAACTGGATACTGTACTGGACGAAAGAGAAGACCAGTACGGCTCGTTCATGCAAGCCGCAGATACAGCCATCAAGATTAAGGGTGTCATGCATAACGCCATCGCACGTAACGACCTGCATCTATACCCCGATCAGTTGTTGTCATTGGATATGATCGCGGTAAAGATAAGCCGTATCGTAAATGGCAACCCAGCGCACCGAGATAGCTGGATTGATATAGCGGGATATGCTACGTTAGTGGCTGAACGCCTACAAGGAAAAGCGAGATAACATGACAGCGTGGTCCTATAGCAGCATCAAGACCTTCGACCAGTGTCCGAAGAAGTACTTCCATCTCAAAGTTGTGAAGGATGTCAAAGATACGCCGGGGGAAGCTGCTGACTATGGGACCGCAGTCCATGAAGCTGCCGAGTTGTTCGTTAAGGACGGCACACCCATCCCAAAGAAGTTTGGCTACATGCAGCCCATCGTTGACAGCCTCGTTGCTATCGAAGGCGATAAGCACACGGAGTTAAAGCTAGGTGTCAGGAAGACGCCCACTGGCTACGCTCCGTGCAGCTTCTTCGCCAAGGATGTGTGGTGGCGCGGCATCGTCGACTTGGTTATCATCAACGGCGACACGGCCTACATGGTGGACTACAAGACGGGCAAGAACGCCAAGTACGCAGACCCCAAGCAGCTTGACCTCATGGCTGGTGCGTTGTTCGTGCACTACCCAGACCTTAAGACGATTAAGTCTGCTCTGGCATATGTAGTGAGCAACGAGTTCATCAAGAAGGTTCACGTTGCTGAGCAGCGTGATGAATACCTAAATGTGTTTGTTGACGAACTAGGTCGCTTGGAACATGCCCAGCTTAGCGGCGTGTGGAACCCAAAGAGCAGCCCTTTATGTGGCTGGTGCCCTGTAACAGAGTGTGAACATCACAGACCACGGAGACGATGATGGCCCGCGATTACCGCAAAGAGTATGATACCTATCAAGGCACTGAGCAGCAGAAGAAGAACCGCGCTGCACGTAACGCTGCACGTGCCAAGATGATGAAGGCCGGTAAGGTCCATAAGGGCGACGGGAAAGACGTTGCTCACGTTAAGGCATTTGACAAAGGTGGTAGTAATAAGACTGGACTACGTGTAGAAAGCGCATCAGCCAACCGCTCATTCAAACGGGACAGCAAGAAGAACCTTGTCTCCGAAGTCAGTACGCGGGAACGCAAAAAGAAGAAATAACATCTAGGTGGAGATACACCGTGCAAATCGTAGACAATAAAGCGTTAGTCTTTGAGACTAACGAGCCTGACATTATTACCCACGTAATCCCGAACAGTGCAGTAATCGAGGACAACAAGGTGGCAGTTAAGTGGGGGATGCACGAAGTGCAAATCCTTGCTGGCTTAGGCTACAAGAACGCCCCGTCCCCCATCACGCGCGACTACAAGTGGACAGGCAAGTATACGCCGTTCGCGCACCAAGAGACCACATCATCTTTCCTGACAGCCAACAGGCGCGCATTTTGCTTCAACGAGCAGGGTACAGGTAAGACGGCCAGCGTCATCTGGGCAGCAGACTACCTGATGAACTTGGGTAAGATTAAGCGCGTCCTCGTGTTATGCCCCTTGTCCATCATGAAGTCGGCATGGCAGCGTGACCTGTTTACCTTTGCGATGCACCGTTCGTGTAGCGTTGCTCATGGTGATGCCAAGACCCGCAAGAAGATTATCGAAGCTGGTTCTGATTTCGTCATCCTAAACTTTGACGGCTTGGCTATCGTGGAGGATACAATCCGCAACGGCGGCTTTGACTTAATCGTTGTGGACGAGGCTAACGCCTACAAGAACTCACAGACCAACCGTTGGAAGACGCTGGCGGTGATAATGAAAGACCTCAACCCATACCTATGGATGCTTACAGGTACGCCTGCTGCTCAGTCCCCCATAGATGCCTACGGCTTAGCTAAGCTGGTGAACCCACAGAATTGCCCTACCTTTTACGGTGCATTCCGCGACCAAGTCATGATGAAAGTGACGCAGTTCAAATGGATTCCGAAGCCTAACTCAGACCGTGTCGTTCATAATGTGCTGCAACCCGCTATCCGGTTCGAGAAGAAAGACTGCCTCGACTTACCAGAGGTTACGTTCATCGAACGCGAGGCACCGCTTACAGCGCAGCAGAAGAAGTACTACCTGCAACTCAAGAACGAGATGCTGATTGAGGCAGGCGGCGAGGAAATCAGCGCGGTCAACGCAGCGGTCAAGATTAACAAGCTGCTTCAGATTAGTGGTGGTGCGGTCTATGCGGATACTGGAGAAGTCATAGAGTTCGATGTGTCCAACCGGCTTAACGTCGTGCTCGAAGTCATCGAGGAAGCTGCGAACAAGGTGCTGGTCTTCGTGCCATTCACCCACACCATCGAACTACTACGCGCTAAGCTGGAGAAGGCTGGCATATCCTGCGAGGTCATCAACGGTAAGGTGCCGCTCAATAAGCGCTCCGACATCGTCGACCAGTTCCAGACCCGCAAAGACCCGCATGTGCTTATCATCCAGCCACAGGCTGCATCGCACGGGCTTACGCTTACGGCAGCAGACACAATCATCTGGTATGCCCCAGTGACAAGCGTAGAAACCTACTTGCAAGCTAACGCCCGCATCAACCGCCCCGGACAGAAGAACGCAATGACCATTGTGCATATCAGGGGCAGCGAGGTGGAGGACCGCCTTTTCTCCATGCTGCAAGGGAACATCAACAATCACGAAAGAATTATCGACTTATACCGTCAGATGATGATTGATGGTGCTTGACAATGTCAAAGAGCATTGTAAGAACACGAAGGCCAGCCAAGGAGCAAAAAATGAATACCGATAAATCCGTTGAGGAGATGGTGGCTGCGTACCGTAAGATACGTGAAGCTATCTCGGAAAAAGAAGAAGCCCACAAAGCAGATATATCTGGACTGCGTGAGCAACTCGACATTGTCAGTTATGCACTGTTGGGGGTTTGTAATTCCCTTCAGGCTGACAGCCTACGTACAGCGGCGGGTACAGTTAGCCGCCGCGTGAATACCCGTTACTGGACCACCGACTGGGAAAGGATGTACGAGTTCATTCGTGAAAACGATGTGCCATTCCTTCTTGAGCAGCGCATCCACAACGGCAACATGAAGCAGTTCTTGGACGAAAACCCAGACTCGCTTCCGATTGGCCTACAAGCTGATCGCAAATTTGTTATCCAAGTTCGTAAACCAACAGGAAAGTAAGGGGATATACCCATGTCAAACGAAGTATCTATCTTTAAGCAAGCCGGTGCCGTCTCAACGTCAGTCGGTCGTCGTGAACTCAGTGAACTTGCTAAGTCGCTTGCGACCAGTGGTACCACATCGCGTCGTATCCAGACCAACACCAACGGTACGTTCAAACGCCTAATCAACGGTGAGCAGATTGGTGATGCAGTTCGTGGTGATATCAATGTCATCATCGTTCATGCACTGCCCAAGGTATCGCGTACATTCTACGCTGGGGCATACGACCCCAATGCAAAGCCGACGTTGCCAGATTGCTGGTCGAACGACGGTGACAAGCCAGAAGCATCTGCTGGTAACAAGCAAGCATCCAACTGCGCATCATGCGATATGAACGTAGTCGGCTCGGGCCAGAACGGTAAGGGTCGCGCCTGTCGCTTCCAGCGCCGCATCGCAGTGCTACTCGCTGGTGACGCATCTGGCGAAGTTTATCAGTTCAACGTGCCAGCTAAGTCGCTCTTCGGTAAGGGTGTCGGCAACGTGCATCCGTTCGAAAGCTACGTGCGGTATCTGCTGGGCCACAACGAAAGCCCAGACACGGTAATCACCAACATCAGCTACGACTTGAACGCTGACTCCATGGAACTTCTCTTCACGCCTGTGCGTGGTTTGAACGAAGATTAGTACGCCTTAGTCAAGGATGTGCAGAAGGACCCAGCAACTAAGCGTCTGTGCGAACTGACCGTAGCTGCGCAAGATGGTGTTAAGAAGCAGCCAGAGGCACCCGCCCCCAAGCCAGCACCACAGGTCTCTCGTTCGGATGAACCCGACGAAGAAATCGAAGAACCCAAAAAGCGTGTTGCATCCAAACCCGAAACTGTGGCAGCATCAGAAAGCCTTGCGTCGGTTATCAGCGCATGGGGTAATGGGGAGTAGTAATGAGTTACGGCTACAGCATTAAGCTGGTTGAAGCCAATCAACAGGCTGACGAGGGACACTTGGGTGTGCAGCTTGGGAGGAAGTGCATTGAGCATGGAATCTCGGTGAGCAAAGCTGCCAACGAACTGGGTGCTACTCGTCAGACTGTTTACAACTGGTTCTGCGGGGGTAGTGTCCCGCAGGGCGAGTTCATTGGGCTGATCCAAAAATACATCGCTCAACTGCCTAATTGAGCCTTTCAAGATGTGAGTTAGTTGGCGGGTAAACCCCGCAACAGAGAGTGATGCCATGGAGAATTTTGACCTAATGTCTGCTGTGCAGCCATCTGATGGATGGTTTGCCATTGTGGGCATCAAAGATAATGCAGTTAAACAAACATTGGTCGAAACCCGTGAGGAAGCCGACCGTGTTGCTGCCCAGTACCTAGCCCAAGAATGCAATGTGTTCTTCGGGGTGGCTAAGTTTAAGACGGACGCAGGCCGCACCAAAGACAACGTACTATCACTTCGTGCTTTGTGGCTCGACATTGACTGCGGTGAAGCCAAGGCGGTTATAAGCGACAAGACCGGACGCCCTGATGGGTATGCTACGCAGCGTGATGGGGCCATAGCTCTGCTTGAGTTCCGTAACCTTGTCGGTCTACCCAAACCAATCATCGTGAGTTCGGGACGCGGTATACACGCATACTGGCCGCTTGACCGAGATGTGACCCGCGAAGAATGGGAACCTGCCGCTGAGCGTCTACGTGACCTATGCTACACCCATAACTTTTACGTCGACCCTGCCGTGTTCGACGCGTCACGTATCTTAAGGATACCCGGGACATACAACTATAAAGACGCTACACCTAAGCCAGTAGAGGTAATGCGGCCCGCCGAGCCGACTAGCTTTGACGAGATCGTTAAGCTTATGGGCGTCAAGAAAGCTGCGCCTAAGAAGCAGTGGGAGCCAACCGAACTTGGTAAGGCCATGAGCGCCAGCACACAGTTCAACTTCAGCAAGATTATGACGCGTAGTGCCAAGGGCGACGGCTGCAACCAGCTTCTTCATGCCTACACGAACCGCGCCACGATAGACTACTACGAGTGGTTCCATGCCATCTCGGTAGCTGCTCAGTGCGAAGACGCAGACAAAGCAGTTCATATGATGTCCGAGGGGCATCCCGACTACGACCCAGACCTACTGGACGCTAAGGTATCCACCATCAGGGGTGCAACTAGCTGCGCCAAGTTTGAAGGTAAGACCCCTGCGCTGTGCCAAGGGTGTAAGTGGAAGGGGCAAATCCTCGGGCCAAAGTATCTTGGCAAAGTTGTCAAGGAAGCGACCTCTGACCTCGTCGATATTGTTCTGGATACGCCAGAAGGGCCAAGGTCAGAGACGCTAACAATACCCAAGTACCCATTTCCTTATTTTCGCGGTGAGGGTGGGGGTATCTGGCGTACAGGCGCAAAGGGGGAGGATGGTACCGAGGCAGACCCTATCCTTGTATACCCTTACGATTTTTATGCCTTAAAACGTATGCGGGACGCGAAAAACGGTGAAATAATCGTCTTCCGTCGCCATCTACCGCAGGATGGTGTCGAGGACTTCTTGGTTCCCCTCAACGAGGTGACCTCCAAAGATATGCTTCGTAAGGCTATCTCTACCTACAGCATCGTCGCTGCGGGTAAGACCTTCGATATATTGATGGACTACACCCTTAAGTCGGTAATCAAAATGCAAGATATAAGGAAAATGGAAATTATGCGTAATCAATTTGGATGGGCTGACAACAACAGCAAGTTTGTTATCGGAGATCAGGAGATCAGTAAGGATGGGGTGCTTTACAGCCCTCCGTCGAATGTAACAGCCAACATGGCAAAGCAGATGGGTCCGGTAGGCTCACTGGATAAGTGGAAGGAAGTCTGGGCACTTTACGGGCGTCCCGGCATGGAAGGCCATGCATTCGCCGCTTTGAGCGCATTTGGTGCGCCTCTGCTCCGCTTCTTGCGCCAGACAGGTGCGGCTATCAACCTCGTTAGTCCTGAGAGCGGCACGGGTAAGACCACCGCCCTGCGTATGGCTATGAGCGTATACGGACACCCAACAGAACTGATCGCTAAGAAGTCGGACACGCTCAACGCTAAGATGCAGTGGCTGGCCATCATGCGTAACCTGCCATTCTGCGTGGACGAAATCACCAACATGCCAGCGGAAGAGTTCTCCGAACTGGTTTACGGTATGTCCCAAGGTAAGGGCAAGGAGCGTATGACTGCTGGGGGTAACGAACTCCGCATCAACGACACGACATGGCAGACAATCTCGCTATGCTCGTCCAACGCTTCATTCTACGAGAAGCTGACCAACCTCAAAGGCTCGCCTGACGGGGAAATGATGCGCCTCATCGAGTACCGTATCAACCCCACGGATGCGATCCCAACGGATGTTGGCAAGGCTATGTTCGACCAGCAGTTGATGGAAAACTATGGCCACGCCGGTCCTATCTTTATCAAGTACGTGCTGGAGAACTTGGAAGAAACCGAGGAAGCTTGCATGGCAATCCAAGCGCGCTTGGACCGTGAACTACAGCTAACACAGTGAACGCTTCTGGTCTGCGGGTGTAGCGGGTAACCTTACGGCTGGCTTCATAGCCAAGATGCTCGGCCTTATCGACTGGGATATGAACCGCCTGTACCAGTGGGCTTGCTCCATGGTCGTGGGCCTACGTGAGGAAATCGAAGCACCAGCCACTAACACGGCACAAATCATCGGTGACTTCATCAACCGCTATATGCAGAACATCCTCGTCGTTGACGATGTGGTAGACCAGCGCAGCAATATGCCAACCATACCCCGTATGGAGCCAAAGGGTGAATTGGTAATTCGGTTTGAGCCAGACACTAAGCTGATGTTCATCACGGCTAAGAAGTTCAAAGAGTACTGCGTTATCTACCAGATCAACTACAAGGAAACGCTGAAGAAGCTTAAGGACGAAGGCGTGTTCTTGCGCTCCGACACCAAGAGGATGACCAAGGGTATGAAGGTTACCACTACTGGCGTACAGGCGTTGTTCTTCGACACATCTGTAGGTGGCTTCCTAGACATGGGCAACCTACTTCCCGAACCAGCCGAGGCAAACGATGAAAGTGCAGGGAGTTAGTTACGACGTAAACTGGAAAGCATTCAAGCAGGGGACGTCAATTTTCATCCCCTGCTTGGACACCAAACGTGCCAGAGCACAAGTCCTAGTGGTTACCAAGCGGCTACGTATCAAGATATTGATAAAAATTGTGGTCGTAGATGGAATTAGGGGTTTACGTATTTGGTCAATATGATACGGCATGAGACGGAAGCTGCTCCTTCCGGTTAGGCATCACTCGGCCCCCACCCTTCTCCGGTGGGGGCCTTTTTCATTTTAGCGGTTCTTTTGCAGCAAGCTGCGTACGTATGGATCAAAGTCCTTCGATACGCGTAGACCCTCCATAGACCCAGCACGATCCCTATCGCGGGTCTTAAGGCTGTCTTGCCAGTTTTCGGGGTATATCGGGGTAATGTGGGCGGTGCTGTCGTTCCACTCATAGATTTTATCCCAGAGTTTGTTGACGTTCTTCTCGCCCTCCTCAACGCTGATACGGTTAAGGTCGACGTCCCGATACACTTTTTCCAGCTTATCTAGGTACTCCGAGCGTTCCTTCTCAATCTTAATGACCGTCTTCTTGGCGAGGATATTACTTTTCTGGATGTCAGACACATCGGTACGACCAAAGCCAATACTCTGCCCAACAAGCACACCCCATGTGTAATCCTCCACCGGAGCGACAACATCCTGCGTATTAGGCGTGATATACCCTTCAGACCCAAGCCGCTTCGCCATAAGTGCGTTACGCAACGGTGCAGGCGCAAGGTTTTCAGCAGCCCTCCACCCTTCACCCTTAGCTGCATAGTCCGCGCCGCGAACTAGGTTGCGCACCACTGAGCCTGTCGCACCGAACGCTAAGGTATATGCCAAGGACCGTAAGGCTTCCTCGTTGCTATCAACCGGCGTGTCGTCACGGAAGAACAACCCATCAAGGCCGACCGATGAGCCGATGTTCATGTTTGTAACAGCAGAGACAGGACCCATCTTAACCGCACGCGTAAGTAGTTTTGCCTGTTCGTCGTCAAGACCCAAGTCGTTAGCTAGGTCGCTGTCAGGGCCAAAGTACTCAGGTAAAAACTTCTCACGGAACCACAAATCAAGATTACGTGCTGTAAGTGGATTGTTATCATCATCGTCTTCGGCATCGCCAAGGCCAGCCGCTGCAAGAAGTGAGGTCATAAGCCCCATCATGAAGCTGTAACCGGGCATATTTACACTACCGGCAATCATCCATGTCATACCGAGGGTACCGAAGAACTGCTTAGCCGCAACCTTACGCTCTGCATTGGGGAGTAGTGTCACTGTGTTTAAAAAACTACGGGTAAGGAACGACGCAATCTGGATAGGGAACGAGTAGAACTGTAGCGCAACGCGGCCAATTGGCCCCTTCATAGCGCGAGGCTTACTGCTTTCAGCGTAGTCGAACATAGTTTCGAGCGTCAGGTCAGCAGCAGTATCCGCAGCAATCTCCATGGCGGTCTTAGGGTCCATGCCATCTTTGATGCGCTTAGCGTAATCTAACTCGAACGCCGACATATACGCGATTTCACGTGAAATGCGTTCCGCATGGTGAATACCACCAGCGAAGAAATCAAAGACCCACTTACCCATTTTTGCAGGACGCCCTTGGAACTGCGCACTTGGTCCGGCTTTTCGCTCCAGTACGTCACCAGTAAAGGTAGAATCCACAATGGCGCGCTTGCGTCCATACTCCCAAGCAAACTTTAACGCTTTGCCTAGTTCAGGGTCTTTGTTGTTGTTGATGTATTTGCTGTCACCCATGGTGGGTTGGCCCCAGTTGGTAACAAGGGTGCCGGTTTCATCTACCTTAGCTGTACCAAACTTATTACCTAAGGTTGCGATATACCGCGCAGCCACAGCCGCAGTCTGCACCGTACCATAACGTGCGCCGAGAGCTGGCATTGCCACGGTAGGAAGCTGGAAGAACTGTGCTATCACAGATTTGATGGACGTCAGTAGGTAGAAGAACGTCGCCTTATTCGCCAAACGTGCCATCGTGTCGAGCGAACTCGTATTCGGGCTGAAGGTTTCAGCTACGCGGATAGCCATCTCGTCAATAAACGGTTGGAGTTGATCGCGGTTCGGGTTTCCAGCCATGAGGCCATATGCCTCACCGAGGGTCTGGCGGATTTTTGATGAGTACTGCAAGTGTGTTAGGCGGTTAGCCGTCGACATCTGGGAGTCGACATACGCACGTAGCGTATCCGCCGAGAAACCGGCAACACCTTCGCGGTGTTGATATCGCTCAAGGTTAGAACCCTTAGGGAGCGATGCAGCATAAAGCTGGAAGATCATATCCTTAATGGCCCGGACATCGCCCATGCCACCCTTGTCGATTTCTAGCAGTACATTCTTAAGGACGTCAGAAGGTTCAGCACGCAAGAAATCAGCTTCTAAGCCATCAATATCTTGGCCGAAGTTAAAGACCTTTTCGTCGGCCTTGATTTCTGAGGCACTGCGGGTATCGCCCGCATCTTGCAGCTTTTTGATACCTTCTTTGATAGCTTGCTGGTAAGCCGTCCCGTTGTTGTACCGTTTTACATCGCGGTTCTTACCCTTACCGACGCGTACCCAATAATCCCCTGTACGGAACAAAGTAGCATAAGGGGCGTTCTTCTTGGCTGCTTCGTACAGCTTATCGAGTAGGTCAACAGTTTGCTGGATACGATCCGCAGGCAGGCCAGACTTACGCACGCTGGATACCTGAGCGTTATATTCATTCTCAAACGAAGTCTTGTAGCCACCCATTACCATATCATAGATTAGCTGCCCTTCACCATTGCCCATCTCTGGGGCGGCAAGCGCTTCGCGCATATCGTATATGTATTTGATTTGGTTTTTGCGGTTACCCAAGGCATCTTTACCCGCACCGCTCTTAACCAGTTCAGCAAGCGTGTTATCCGCAGCCATGGCTGCTGCAAGTGACGGGTGACGCGACTCCACTCCTAATAGGGTAGAACCGTTAATCAAATTAGCCAGTAGCTCAGCGCCTTCGCTGTATTTGGCAGCGAACTTCTCGTAGCGTTTAGCGTTATAAGCAAGGTCCTTAAGCATCCCGTTACGGTAGCCGTCCATCCTGCCGAGAAGCTCGTTGATGCGGTTAAGTTTGCGCGCAACAGGCGGTGACAGCTTGTTGATTATGCGGATGAGGTCCCGGCTGTACGTAAGGTAGCCCAGAACAAACCGACGCCGCTTGTCTGACATATCTTTCCACGCGGAGTCCAGAACATCAAGCTTGCCCTTAATACTCCGTGACTTGAAAAACATAGTCCAAGTATCGGTATTGTTTTGAGCAGCGTCTTGGCTGGATGCTAAATTTCTTTCAAGACGCCGTACCCCAGCCATTTGCCGTTGGTTTACCTTAGGCGCAGCCGCAGGTTTAGCTTTGCCCTTAGCTTTGCTAGCCATGTACTTGTTGATGATCTCAACGTCGGCATCGTCGTAGATTACGTAGTTAAATGACGGCCTTATCCGGTACGGGGACCGTGAATTGCCATCTAGATACTTAGTACCGCGCACACCGGCATCAAGCAGCGCTAGGGAAGCATCTTTAGGCGAACGGTACTCGCGGGCAAGTATGCGATAGGCATCTTCACCATCGCTTGGTGTTGTCCGCTCCATTTTGCTGCGCCTAACCATCAACTTTGTAATTTTGCTGGCCAACGGTTTTGCTTGGTCAAGGAGCGCTTGCGCTTGGGCTAGCGTTCTTTGGCTTTCCTCACCATACTGTTTATTCTCGGCTAAATATTCCAGACGAGAAGATTCTTCCATCAGGGGATAATATTCTCCCCGCAGCGCTTCTATCTCTGCGTCTATAGCCTCTAACTCGCTAACTCCGTCTATATCAAGTCCGAGTTTGGTAAATGCTGCCTTCACTATATCTGACTGTTTGGAAATAGGTTCGTCCCATAATAGGAACTGATTATCCTCAGGGGTTAACCTAACTTCATATAGTTTGCCGCCTTGAATGACTTTAGCGCCAGCCTCTATCAAAAGCTGTGCAACGGCTACTTCGCGCCTCAGACGCGCAACATTACGCTCAACTAATTTAATCGTTTCCGAGTCTGACTCTCTATCAAGGTAATCAAGATCGTCTTTAATCATGTCGTTAGTGGTTTCAATATACACCTCTAACTCTTCACCCCTTGGTAGATGCCCAATCGAACGCTCGATGTTTTTCAAAGCCTGCCCATACGGAGTAACTTTAGGATCAAGGTTCTCCATTGCCCATGTAAGGACGTCTTTGCCATTTACGGTAATCTTGTGCTTGGACAACGCCTTCCTATAGTGTTCTGCAATTCCCCGTTTGTCTGCGAAGTACAGACCCCAACCATAGACCTGCGCACCTTCACCACTGCCGATTTCATTGGAATCGAACTTATCAAAGTCGTGCGGGCCACCATGCCAGCCATTGACCATGTAGCGCAGGCCTTTGATGATGGTGCTTTCGCGGTTGCCGTCGATGACTTGGTCGTGTGCCATAGCCAGAATGGAACGCACTTCGGCGTCACTATAGTCCAGCTTCAAACCAATGCGGCGACCGAAGTCCTTGATGACGGCAGAAATCTTAGCCCAGACAGACGCATCTACGCGGCCAGCTTCTGACTCCTCCGCAAGCACTTCTTCCAATGCACGTAAGTTAGGGTTGCTGTCGTTAGCGTAGACACCGGGATTATCAAAACTCCACTGGTCAGCCTGCTCACGCAGCTTCTTGCTACCCTTATAAAGCTGGGCAAGTACTGCGTCCAAGCGGGTGTTGAAAAGCGCACGCAAGCCAAGGTGCCCAAGTGCCTCATGGTAGACAGCCGAGCTAGCTTCTTCAAACGTGTCAATGTTACTGGCGACAAAATAAATTGTGCCATCCGGAGCCACAAAAGCAGGGACGCGTTCCATGCCATCACGCGTAACAGCCCTGCGCAGCGTATCCGGAAGCTCAGCAATCGTACCAATAACCTTGATGCCAATCTTAGCACGCCAGTTCTTTGTGAGGTCCTTGATGTGCTCTATAAGGTCAGTAGCAGCCATACCTTCAGCAGCTTTACCACTGCGGCTAGCTTGATATCTTTGCTTCTTTTCGTGACGTTCCCTAGCGGCTTTAAGCTCGGCATCGACTTCATCAATCGTACGGCGCTTTGTTTGAAGCTCAAACTTAACCCTATTGTAAGTTTTCTCGCTGATGAAAGGCTCAATTCCCATCTCAGGAACGCCCTCAAAAGCTTCTTCAATTTCCCCCATCACACGCTCAGCTTTGTCTTCAGGCGCTTCTTCGAGGTCTTCCTCGGGTGTGACCTCAACGGGTGCAGCTTCCCTTTGCTTACGAGCTTCGATTTCCCGCCGCAGGTTAGCCTCGGCTTCAGCATCCGCAGCCTCTTGTGCCGCTAGTTCTTGTCGCCGTGTATCAACATAACCTTGTACATTTTCCTGTGCAGGTGCAGCTTCGGGCTTAGGGCCATACAACCGCGTCATGCGCTCTTCGGCTACACGACGGTAGGATGCTGGGTCGGGTGTGCTTGTCCCCATGCCCCAATCAGAACCCAGTGCCCACGACACATCCGGGAATTTCTGTCCTGCAAACGCTTTTTCGAAGTTATCCCAAACCACAGCAGGTTCACGCCTGTCTGGGCGGTAGGGTGTAGGTGCAGGTTCTTCAGCCACAACTTCTTCAGCCGCCATCTCAGGCGCAGGAGCTAGTGCGACGTCTTCAGGTGTAATGTCTGCTACAGTAGGTGTAGGCTGAGCCGCTACTGATTCTTCTGTTAAGGGCATCGCCGCAGCAGATGTAGGCGCAGCCTCGGGGGCAATACCCAAGTCCTTAGCCGCAGTCTCTGCGATGCCCGGAACCACACTGGCAGGGTTAGGCTGCGTAGCAGCTTTGATAGCTTCAGTAACCGGAGCTTTAGCCGCCTCATCGAGGGTGGGTCCTGCTGGCGCTGCGGTAGGGGTCGGGGTCGGAGCGGTGAACGACTTACCAGTAACCGCTTCCAGCGCAGCCACGGGGTCACCGTCATACTTACCATTTGCAAGCTGCTGCTTAGCCTGATTGAACTGCTTTTGGTCAATATCGTTGACGTAGATAGACTCGTTGTTAAGTATCGTGTCGTTCAGTAGCTGGGTAGCTGCGCTAACTCGTTCCTTCAGCGGCACCTTCTTGTTGGTAAGGGCTTGCTTGGCTTCGTCTAATGTACGCTGCTGTTGTCCTTCCGCTCCAGTATCTGTTCCAACAGTATCTCCACCAGTTCCCACTGATCCAGTGTCAGTTTCCCCAGCGCTTCCGGCCATACCAGCGGGTCGTACCCCATCACCACTAGGAACGCTTGGCTCAGTTCCTCCGGCGTCAGTTGTATCATCAGTGACTGACTCATCTTCGCTCCTTAGCTTAGCCATATAGTTGCTGACATCTTGGCGCGCTTTTGCGTTAGCCTCAGCTTCCGACTTACCTTCGGATTTGTACCGTGTGAAAGCTTCTTCGTAGGCTTTACCTACACCACCGGGACCAACACGGAGCATATCCGCTTCAAGCGCAGCGGCGCGGCGTTCTTCATCGTCAATTTGCTCTTGGCGCTTGTCTGTGATTTCCCCGCGACCAGCTGCGACATTTAGGCCACCACCAAGGATACCGCCAAGTGTGCCTTCATAAGCGGCGCGTGAGAGCACGCCCTTCATTAGATCAGTTGGGAAACCAGCGCGGGTTTGGGCAAGGTTCTCGGCCAGCGCCTCTTGCCCAGCTTGAACACCTTCAGGAATACCCTCAACAAGTGCACCTTCTACGCCGCGACGGATAAGACCTTTACCACCGGCTTCCGCAACCGCTTCAGCTACGTCGGCACCAGTAGCGCGGGCGGCAGCAGCCGCAGCAGCAGCTTTAGCAGTGCGGGTCGTAATCTGTTTGGTTACGTCCCCGAGAACCCTACTAGCAATCATTTTACCAAGTAGAGGGCCAGCACCCGTTGCACTTGCAGCACCACCAATAACGCCGCCAAGGGCGATCATATCTGTATTTTCACCACCGTAAGCCTGCGCTTCTTCCGCAATCTTTTCTGCTTGTGCATCGGATAGACCTGACTGCTTGGCGCGGGCGAGCGTAGCATCGTAGATGTCGCCCTTAATCATACCGACGCCTGAAGCTGTACCTACGCCCGCTGCGGCGAGTAGGGGTATATAACTAGCGCCACCAGTGAAAGGCGCAGCGAGAGTAGCACCAGCGGCAGCGATAGCTGCTGGGGCAGCAGTGCCTAATAGGTTAGCCGTAGTGTCAATAGGGTGCCGCAAGAATGCTTTACCGGCAGCGCCAGCACCTTCCCAGAAGCCTTCAGCTTTAGCCATTTCTTCTGCGTCTTTAGCGAAATCTTCACGGGCTTCCGCAGAGAGTAAGTCATTAGTGCCTTTACCAAAGCTTTCCAAGGCATCGGACGCTGCATTGTCCGCACCGAAAAGGTCAGTGAAAGTCTTACCTATGGTGGCTACCCCACCCATAACCCCGAGTGGAACGTCTGTGATACTAGACAAAACACCGCCAACGACTGGAATTTCCTCAATCGGGCTAGGGGCGAACTTCTGCTTTTGCTTCTCTTCGGGGGCGGGAGGAGCCTCTACAGGCTTCCAGTTCTTTTGCTCGTTTGGGTTACCGCCTTTGAAGACATACCCACCCGAAACCGTACCGGGTTTTGGCACAGCTATGGGAGCAAGCTCCCAGTTCTTTTGGTCGTTCGGGTTCCCACCTTTAAACCGATATCCATCGACGACTGCGCCAACATTAGGTACCGGCATTATTGTCCCCCGTAATTACGATCCCACGGCGCAGTAGAAGCGCTGCCAGTCCCACCACTACCTGAACTTGGCATCGCCGCAAGGATTGCTTGGACACGAGCTTTAAAAATCGCATCTTTTTCAGCAGGAGTCCCGTTACGATACTTCATGTCTTGTTGGACATCCGCTGATGCTAACTTAACAGCGTCGTTGATGCGACCTTCTTCAAGCTGAGCCGCTTTTGCTGCGTCTCCAAGTACGGATGCCTGAAAATTCTTATTGGTGCTGTAGATATTAGCGTTGTAATTAAGGTTCTGACCTGCCTTTGTGGTCTCGTTCTGCATCAGCGCTTGTCGCCAGCTGTCGGTGCGTGACATATCCTTATAGGTGAGATCAAGTTCTGTCTTACCAAAGTCGAGCATGAAAGCTACGCGTTGGCGTGCTTCGTTGTTCTCGATGCCTTCAATCTCCGCATACTGGCTGAGATATTTTTCAAAGCGAGCTTCGCGTTCTTCCTTAGCCTTTTTGCCACTCGCAGTGGCAACTTTTCCGCCTTCAGCAACAGCCTGAAAGAAGTTAGGTGAGTTAGAGCCAGCGATGGCCCAGCCAGCTTCAGCAAGTGCAGACCATTTATCGTAGTTCTTCTGCTTCTTCTGGCTTTCTTCCGACATGCCTTCTTCGACATGCGCCTTCAGCTTGTCCCGAGCCTCAGTCTTAGGCTTAGGCATAAACTTATCGTAGAACTCACCAGCACGTTCAAACGCAGGCATCATCTGATCTGCAAGACTACCGCCCGGTGCATCTGTAGGGGTACGTGGATTAGCCGCCTGTGAAGGGTTAAGAAGCCCTTGACTACCAGACTTAGCCAGACCCGGACCCGGTTCGACATGCACATGGTCACCTTCGTTGATGACGTCATACTGCGAACCAAACTCACCCTTAAGTTTCTGATGGAACGCAGCCATGCTCATACCCTTAGGTGGCACAAAGTCACGGGCATTATCTGTTTTATGAAAGCTATTAGATACGCCACCCGCTGCGGTGTTTTCCGCATCGCTACGCTGACGGCTTGTGACTCCGAGACCGGGAACAGCCTTAGTAGCCACATCTTCAAAATACTTACCGTAACCACCACCAGCAAACGCAACGATACCCCCGCCAGCATAGCTGCCGTTGTTAGGCTCATCAAACATAGTGTCGGGCAGAGGGAGTGTAGTAAGACCACCAGCAGCCATACCCATCGGCGCCTCTTCCATAGGCATTTCAGGTGCACCCATTTCGGGCATAGGAGCCTGCGCAGCTTCCGGCGTAGCACCAAGACCAGCGGGCATACCCTGCTGTGGCATCGGGGAAGGCGCACCAATCCCACCCATAGGAGGGGGAGGGGCTTGAGGATTTAAAAGTTTCTCGGCTACAGTCTGCGTAGGAGCCTGCGCACTTTGTCCCGCTTCGTCCATCTGCTGCTTCTTCAGGGCCGCTAGGGTAAGTTCCAAAGGAGACATACGCCCCTTAGCAGAAGCCTCCGCCATGGCAGGTAAGTCATTCCCGTAAGCAAGAAGTAGTTCCAGAGGGGGTCGAATCATGAACGGTTGAGACATCTTTATTAACCCCCACTAAACATCTTGTACGTGCTATATGCGCCTAAGCCAGCACCTGCAAGCTGTTGTGCAAGGCCCGGTGATGGTGCACTTGTTGTTTGTGTAGTGCTCATATTCTGAGGCACACCACTCATGAGGCCCATGTACTGCTGAAGTTTAGTATATGGATCGTTAGATGCCTTCTGGAAGTCTGCATAGTCGAGGTCGCGCATCTGCTGACCATATGCCTGCTCCTGTGCAGCCGTTGACTGCTGCATCCCAAGACGCTGAGCATCTGCGTTCTGCTGTGTCTGGCCAATGTTGGCAAGCGTCTGAGCCATCTGCCCCGCAGTTTGAGCACCCTGAAGCCCCTGCGTTGCACCAAACTGGCGAGACGCCTCTCCGGCTTTCTGCGCTTCGAAGTCGTACTGCTGGTTAGCCAAAGCCGCCTGAAGATTGTTCTTAGCCCCCAACTCCTGCACACCCAGTCTCGCACCGAGGTTAGCATTGTTGACGTTGTAGGCTGCGTTACGGTCACTCTCGAACTGCTTCTGTGCGTTCTCATATGCAGACTGCATACCTGTAGCTTGGATGTCACCCATCTGACGACCAAGGTCACGCTCACGAGTAAGACCAGCGAGAAGCTGGCGGCTACCGCCATAAGTACCCTGACGCGCCGCACCTAAATTCTGCATCAACTGTGATTGCTGAGCATCTTCTTGGGCTTTGCGCTTCTGGACATCCAGTACGTTCTGGACGTAAGGCGACATATACTGCTGAGCTTGTTCGTTCCCAAACTGCTGCGCAGGGTCCATCTGGTACATGTTAAGGTTTTGGTTTTGGACCTGCTGCGCATTAAATTGCGTAGGGTCGTAGTTGCCAGCATTAAGCGCAGCAACCCCAGCTTGGTTTGCAAAGTTCGTAGCCTGACCAAACTGGCCCGGTGTTTTCATCCCAGCGACTTCTTTTTGTAGGTTCTGCTGCTGCTGGGTAAACCCTTCAAGACGATCACGGTCATAGATAGGGGTTTGAGTAGTGAGCAGGGCGTTAGCCCGCTGCATAGCGTTGTTATAATACGGTTGCTGAGCCGCACCGATGTTCGATGTGGTGTTGACAACATTCTGTGTAGTAACTTTAGCGGCCATTATAAATCATCCTAACCCACGGGCTAACTTGGTGTCGTGACCACGCCCTGCCTTCTTCCGTGCCTTATGCGCCTTATCCATAAGAGCGTATAGCTTATCTGCACCCCGCTGGGGGCTACCTTTACCAATGCGGCGGACCACATTCGCGGGCATAATTACTTCGTCCCGAGCAACACGGGCTGGCTGGCTGCGACCGATGCGGGCAGGTACACTATCACTTACGCCATCACCCGGACCTTGCACTGGCTGACCACCCATGCGGCGAAGGGCATCCATGCCAGCATTACTACTGCCGTTACCAATCTCAGATACCGTGCGGGCGTCGAGCACAAAGGCTCCATCGGACAACTGGACCTCGCCACCATGGGCGTAACCTTCTTCCTCTGGGTCAACCCCGCCCATATATGTGACAGGCGCAAAGTCGTACATGTTATTGTTGGGCGTTTTATTTTTGGACGAAAGGCTGAAGAAGCCCCTCTTCTTTTCCGGTGCCCTAAGCACTGGCTGCATAATCTGCGTACCTTTGGCGGTGTGCGAACCGGGCTGCACGACCTGACCCATAGTGTTATAGATTTCAGGCATATCCACCTCGAAGAACCGGCGCTGCTTCGACGAGAGCGGACCCTCTGGGTCCATGATTTGCTTACGGTCTTGTGCAAAGTACGGTCCTTGGAATGAGTTATCAATCCGGCCATCTGGACCTGCTACTCCGCCACCCGATGGGGTCATCGCGCCACTAACACCCTGCATAAGACCCATACCAGCAAGTTTAGGCGCGGCGTTAACAATAAAGCCCGGGGTACCAGAAGGTAGACCTGCCTTGGCAGCGTTACCGAAGTTCTGCATGAGACCCGGAAGACCAGTTTTAGCCGCTGTAAGAGTAGCAGGTGCAACCGCACCAGCAAGGCCGGAACCTGAACCTGCTAGGGTCATGGCATTAGCACCTGCATTCCCTAGGGTCATAGCTGTAGGCGCGGCAGCGTTAGCAAGTGTTCCGCCTGCTACGTTCATCACATTACCTGCACCACTTAGACCGGCAGTGGCAGCAGAAGGAAGTGTAGTCGCGCCAGCAGTAGTCGCCGCGTTAGTCGCCGCGTTAGTAGCTGCATTGGCAACCGTACCTGTAGCATTGGCAAATAGACCGCCAGCAAGTGAAGCACCACCATATGCTTGGAGACCGGCCATCAGACCTTTCTTAAGGCTACCTGTTTTAGCAACGGAGCCAGCAGCGACGAGACCCGCAGCCGCAAGCGGGCCGATGCCGGGAATAAAGTTAAGGCCAATCCCTAACAGCGTAGGTAGTAGTTTCTTAAGGAACCCAGCTTCAGGTAGACCTGTATGCGGGTTAATTGTGAGCGACCCACCATGCGCCATAGCCAGACCCTGAAGGCTGTTAACCTCGTTTGGCGTCATGTGAACAAGCATAGAGTCTTCACCGCGACCTTGCGACTGAAGCTGCTGCGCCATAGGGTTTTGAGCTACGTCAAGCCCACCATGCATAGGGATGCCACCGGTGTTACGGGGTATAGGAGTCCCTAGATGTGGGAGACCACCCATAGGTGAGGCTGCGCTGTAGTCCATCAATATTTCCTAGGTCGAAGTCACAGTCTGCCAAGCAGACCCGTTGTATACACAAAGTTTGCCCAGAGTGGTATCAAAAACAACCCAACCCGCTGCCGGTGTCAAGGCATTTTTCTCTGCTGTGGTTACGTTCTTTGTGGCTAATATACCATTAAAAGTATCAGCCGTATACTTCTCAGCGTTGTTTGGCGTTCGTGAGTCAAGCTGCGAGAAGTAGTTTTCTAGCACGCGCAGCACCTGCCGCATGTATTGCGCATCCCACTTTGGTGGTGAGTTGGGCAGTGGCGGAAATTTGAATTTGTCCATTGCCATTAGCGGGAACCATCCTGACGAGCATCGAGACGCGGCGCACCCAGTTGCCACTGAACCCCAAGGTTTGTTGACCGAATTTTAAATGCCATCTGACGCGCACGGGCACGCATGAAGACCTGATCGGTATACTGGTTAGCCGTAGTCTGGATCACACGTTGACTATCCGCAGCGTCGGACTGAGACGAACCACCGGGAAAATTCTTCGGGATTATGGTCAACGTAGCTTCAGGAGATGAGGCAGTAGAAGTATTAAAAGTAACGTCAGGGATAATTCGGCGGATCAGCATGAAGTTATCACCATCACCAAGGTCAAAGGGCGACGACTGGATGTAGCTATCCATTGCAATAGCGTCGTCGTTCACCCCATCTTCATGGGAATATACATAGCCCGAACCGGCAACGCCATTAACAACCGGAGTATTTGCAGCCTGCGGGAAATGGCGCAACGGAGTGTCAAGCCATGCCGTACGGTCAATGCTGCCATAGTACCAGATTTGCTCTAGGTGGTTGTAAATGACGTAGGCGTTGTTGTAGTCGCTGTCAGCCGTAGGGTAAAACCACCAGACTTCGTTCCATTGCTCATTGGTTCCGCAGACAATCTGGTCGGATTGATCGAAGTTAATGTTTGCAAATACATGGTTACGCAGTGTGCAAGGTAGCGTCTCAACGCGGCCAGTATAGGCATAGAACTTGTCCTGCCCCATCCAGTAAACGACGTTGGAAGCAGATACCATGCAGCGCGGTGAAGCGACGGAGATATTGTCTGCGTATTCCTGAAGCCCGAATACATCCGCAGTGCCGAGATACTGAAGTGTGTATAGATGTGTATCAGTCCAGATTAGGATTTCTTGGCGTGTTGGTAAGCCACGGATGATGCGCGACCCACGGGAAACGCGAAGGTCACCTGCTGAAGAAGTAGATGATGGGGTCCAGTCACCGGGGCTATCCTGAGACGCCCAACGGATAAGCAGTGGGTCAAAGTCCGTAGTGCTTGTAGACCCATAAGGTACAGCCCCCAGAGCGATTAGGTGTTTGTCCTGTTGTGATACCAGCAACTGCATAATCTTCGACGGTACAGCGTTGGGGTCCTTGCTTTCGGCTGTCGCATAAGCTTGTAGGGTTATAGCATGTGCAGCCAAGGATGGTGCAGGATCAGTAGAAGCTTGGCGATACCACCAGTAGCCCGGACCGTTGCGGATATTCATCACAAGGTCGTTGTCGAAGTTGTCGAACCACCAGTCGCGCTGCGGTAGGTTAATAGGCGCACCAGTAGTACCAGTACCCCAAGCATCACGCCCCCATGTGCCGACACCCCAACCGTAGCCAGCGGTTGCAATAGCGTAACCGGGTTCAATTTCAGCCTGCACAGTATAGCCTGCGCCACTTACGGAGGCATTAGATGTTGCTGCCGTAGTTGTAGCGAACGTAAAGCTGTTGGCTCCCGTCTTGGTTATCGTGCGGTCACCATTAAGTTCACTGATGGGTATACCGCCAAGTGCTGAGGCAAAACCAGCAATAAGAACAGTTTCACCGGTATCGAGCCATGAAGGCAGGGTAGTCGTTGTGGTTACCGTGACGAGCTTCTGGGTATTAATTACCGCAAATGTGTTCGATCCAGCCAGCGCCGCGTCAAAAGGGGTGATGTCGTAGTACACGCCACCTGCTTCTATATAGACGCGCTCGTTCGTACCGAGGGCAAGGAAGTCATCTGAGTAGGATGTAATCCAGTTCCACATTTGGCGACACACACCGACAAACGCAGTGGGGGAGGACTTTACCCAGCCGCCAATCTTCTCCGGATAACCTGAGCGAAACCTGATTTTGTCGCACTCATACCAGCCGCCCTCGTTGGAGTAATCGGTCTGGTCGCGGTTCACACCGGGTTTAAACTGGAGCTTGATGAATGGCATCTATTACTCCTTAGAATGTCGGGTCTGCATAAACTGCAAAGGGTCTGCTAATTTCGACCAAGGTCGATGTATTCCGGATGTATAACGTGCCTTCGATATAAGACAGGTCCGATGTGCTGCTAACTACATCAATCGCACGGTTGGATGACAGAGCATACCAACTAGTAAACCCAGTAGCTGATACGTTTACACCGGCAAATTTTACATAGCCACCACTAGCTGCCCCTACTAGAGTAACATTGAGTCGTGTTTCATATCCATTACCCGGTGTTCCGCCAGTCGGGGTACCCCAAGCCGTAGGGCCAAGGGAGGTATCGAGACCAAATTGCGCACCAAACTTTGTACAAGTAGCTGCTGTGTTAACAGTGTAAGTTGCTTGATAAACAACCCCACTTCCACCTCGGTCGCTTAGGTCGATATTCTGTGCGTTATTAAAGACCGCTGTGAACGCCGTTGTACCGTAGAAGTTCCGGATGCTTATCTCACCAGACGATGGCACAGCACCATAAGTGCCCGTCGTCCCTGCGGGAACGTAGGCTCCGCCAGCGTAATACTCGCTCAAAGATATAGGGTTGCTGCCACCAAACTCAGTCTGGATGGTTGACAGACTTATAGCCCCACTTGACGGTATAGCCATTAGACGCTCCCGTAGCCTGTGACGTTGTTAATCGCTGTAAATGCACCTGCACTGCTTAGCTTGGCAATGTTGGTACCGTTATATTTGAAAAGCAAGTCCGTGCCGCTCTGCGTCATCGTGAAGTTTGCAGACACAAAGTTAGTAGCGTTTGTAGCCGTAGTCGCGTTCGTAGCGTTAGTTGCGTTTGCGGCTGTGCCGCTGATACCAATAGCCCAAGTTCCTGTTGCACCCGTACCATCGTTAGCTGGGACACCAAGAGCAGTACGCGCAGCGGCGGCGGTATTACCGCCAGTACCGCCAGAAGTAATCGGGAGAAACGTGCCGAGTGTCAGCGATGTAAGGTGAGTAGTCGCATCAACGACGTTAACGCCAGTGTTGTAAACCCATACGGTCTTACCTGTAGGGACGGCGATACCTGTACCCGTGGCATTCTTTACCGTGATCGTGCCGTCAGTGGCGTTGTTGATGATATATGCTTTTTCGATAGCAGGGACGACAAGGTTAAAGCCCGCAGTAGCAGTGCCAGTGAGGTTCAAGCGCATGTTACGCGCAGTCTGCGTAGCGTTGGTATCCGTCAGTGTGAGCGTGACGTTGGCGCTAGAAAAGGCAACATCAGCCGATCCAGCAATAGCTTCTTCAAGAGCAGTGCCGAGGTTGACGTTCGTGACGTTACCCCATGTGGTGGCGTTCTCGCCAGTGGTCATCAACTGGATTTTAAGGTTGCTGTACGTACTTGCCATCTTCGTTCCTTATATTGGGATTTGCACCCAAGTCACTGTGTTCCCATCGTTAACTTGTACCCATGTTCCCGTCTGGCTATCATTGACAGGTACCCAGTTAGGTGTTTGGTTATCATTAATTTGACCCCAAATAAGCACGGACCCAATACTACCAACAGCCGAAACCCCAATGGGGAATACCTTTGCTCCACCCCTTACGCTAGTAGTGCCAATAAATCCAGAGGCAGATACACCAGTAACGTAGTAGCCAGATTGAGTTTGTACGGTACCGAGAGAGCCAGTGGCAGAAACACCCGTGAGAGTAGTATTTGCTTTACCTGCTACATTAACTGTACCAACAGACCCAGAAGCTGAGACGCCAGTAAGGGCAAAACTTGTGCTAAGGGCAACTGTTACTGTACCAAGAGAGCCAGTAGCGGAAACACCTGTGAGGGCTACATTAGCAAGACCAGCTACAATAACTGTACCAAGGGAGCCGGTAGCTGAAACACCCGTTAGGGTTACATTAATAGGCGCAGTTACATTTGCTGTGCCGATAGAGCCAGTAGCGGAAACACCTGTGAGGGCTACATTAGCAAGACCAGCTACATTTGCTGTACCAAGGGACCCAGTGGCTGAAACGCTAGTTACACTTACGCTGACGTTAGGGCTAGCGCTAACCCCAGTAGCAGCAAATGGTGCAGCCGCGAAGGAGGTAAAACCAAACATGTATAGCCCTCCTTCTACTTAAGTTATTTTACAGCTACTGCATCTACCCATGCTTGGACTGTCAAGCGATGTTTTACACTGCAGTCTGTATACTTTGCAATGATATCAGCTTCCCAAAGCGCCCGCTCAGGGTCGATTAAATACGTTGGCGGCGTTTGGAGCGTCGGGCAGTTCGCTGCTAGGTTTGCCGGCGGCAGCGGCATTGGCGTCACTGACACCGCTTTCGAGCACCCGGCGCAAAGCGTCAGAACCA